CTTGTGGTGAACTTCCGGTTACAGCAAAATAAGTTATGTTCACAAAGCCTTCGTTCTTGTTGTAAGTTCGCACCGGCTCGCTGTTGGCCGGCCGAACGTCTAATGCAAAAAACGAAGTACGACGTGCATAGCTAGTGTTCTTGCCTTCGCGAACCTGAATATCTTTCCTGTTATATTCAGCAAGAATGCCAGCTGCGGGGATTGTGTTAAAGTTTGTAATCCCATTAAATTGGGCCCACACTTGAGACTTGATCCCTAGTTCAGTAACTTCGCACGGTCGCGTGTTGCGAATGCTTGCTAATTCAACACGCAAAATTGGATAAAAAGATTCATCAATGTCAACGTTGTAAGGGAGAGCATAGCCGTTATTTATTACATCTTTTGAAACCAAACCGATCTTATTGAAGCTGTTGCTCCAAGTCTCCAAGCACTTGAGAGTTACAGCAATATGTTCTTCGCCCGAGTTAAAAGCACGATTTGGTCGCCCGGTAACTTGCCAGACACTGCGGCCGATCATGAACAACGCACCAACCGAAAAAGCACGGTCAAATTCAACAGCCTCGGCATCAGTAGCAGAACGCACATCATCAGTGCGACAAGGAGCTGAACTGCCGAGAGGTAGAAATGGCTCTGATACTTGTCGTCCATAGCCCACGTAAATTTCTATTAAATCACCTTGATTTACAATGCGCTCTTGCTTAAAAATACCTGACCACTTTTCGTGTCCATATTGATCTTTTCCAAAGGTTAGCGCAGGCAAAGAATACCCGTTATGAGAAACAACTCCGACATGGCGAGAGAAGTTGACGCCAGTACCAGGCATCCCTGCCTTTACAAACGAATTAGATCGCTTGCCGCCTCCAAAGGGATGGTCATCAAGCAAAAATGGACTAACAAATTTTTGCTGGTTTGTGAGGGCCTGCGCTTTGCCTTCATCGTCTTGGCTTTCTAAGACAGGAACGATCTCCCAGTTCGGTCGATAAGGCGTCCCATTAGGTATGCCACCATAAACGCCAAAGCGTGATTGATTACTTGGCGTAAAAGCTGCACAAAACCCAACGTCACTCAAGCCAACGCTTGTCGGCGTAACAAAGGCATCCTCAGTAAAGCTAGGTATTGCACCAAGCAATGTTCCATAGCGAAGGTTTTGACCACGTAACCGACTATTTGGTCCACCGTTTTCATATCCACCATTCCAGTAGAACTGAAACTGATCGTCATAGATGCCATCTAGTGCGTTGTTTCCGATAAAAATGCCAGCTCGTTCGGGGCGAGGCGTTCCGCCTTGACCTGCGACGGCTACCATCTCCAACACCTGAAACCCTCCCCAACTCTTCATTCGCGACCACACCATCGATGGTGAAATCAATAATCCACCAGTGCTATATCCTTCCGGTTGATCCTGGCGCAGAGTAAACGCAATCGGCACCACGTTGCCGTAAGTAGCCAGGTCTTGAATTGATTCAAAACCTTGAGTAGGCGAATAGTTCGCCAAGCCTTGAATGCCGCCGAGCTGCTTTTGTTTTGCGCTGTTACCATTACCGCTGCTACTGCCGAGTTTGGGCTTTGGTGTCAGCAGGTACGTGACAGCTGATACCGCAAGGCCAACAAAAAGGCTGACAAGGACTGGGACAACAAAAGCACCTTGCACATCGGGAACATGCTCATATCCTGCTGGCCTGACATAAACCCGTCTCTCGAGCTGCTGCACAAATTCCCGGTATTCGTCTTCGCTGCAGCCCAATGCAGCAATCAGTTGCTTTTCATACGGAAGCAGGGGCATTTGGGCATCGCGCCGATAGGGCACCATGCAACCTGATTCAGATGGCGGTTGATGTAGAGAAGACCGTTCTGCCATGTCACTGCAAACGCTGCCGCCTCCTGTGGGAAGAGCGCCACGTCGCCATCATAAACGGGTGTTGAGATTCGGCATCCCCAACGCAGCAAATCCCGAGCGATCGTGATTTTGCTGGCGCTGTACCATTCGGCGCGAAATGGTGGCGTCTCAAGGCCGAGGCGCTTAAGCACCGTGTAGACGAGGTGAATGCAGTCAATTGGTCCATCGCTTCCATCAGCCCCAAGGCGATACGGTCGCCCAATTAAATCAATCACTGCAGCCGTACGCTGGATGTGAGTGGCAGGTTGCCCACCAGTTGTTTGGTGAGCTTCTTGCGCGGGATGTCTGCACCAACAGCATCCAGCACTGACGCCATGCGAATCTCGATACCAATGTCGCTCCAGTTGCCGCTCACGATCTGTGCCGTGTAACTCGTCAGTGGCGTCAGATCGGCCCGATCATCTGGGTTGATCAGCATCACTTGACACGTCACCAGCCATTGGCTGCGGATAGCGGTTTCAGCCCAGCCACGAGCCAGTGAATTGTTCGGGAATGCCAGGCTTGCTGGCTGGTTGTCGCCTGACTTAGTGACGGTTGCGCCGCTAAACGCAAACGGCAAGAAACCGAACGTATTGCCGTCATAGCTGATGTTTTCGCCAATCCAGTAATTCTGAAACCGCAACGTCTGGTTGCCGGTAAGCGTGAGGTATTGGCCAAATGCCTGTGTGGTCATCGGATTCCGATCCTGCTGCGGACTGCCGTGGATTGTTGCAAACTGCGTAGCGTCCGCTGCTGTCCACGCTGAGCGCCTTCAGCCGCAGCCTGCTGCATCCCTTGCCGGAACTGATCAGCGGTGACGTACTCAACGTTATTGATGCGCTCGACGGTATAGCGCACATCAATCGGGCCGCCTGCCGCAGCGCTAGCCGGTCCCGCTGCTCCCGGCTCACCATCGGTTGCCATCGTGCCAGTGGCTCCCATGGGTTTGTAACGGTTCAACGCTTCACCGCGCTGGTCCATCTTTACCGGGATGCTGCGACCATCAGGAAGCGGCACATAGGCTTCGGGGCCGCGTTCGCCATAGATCGCCATTTGAGGCGATCTGGCAATGCCGCCGGCTGCATAGCGGCGCAGGGGCACCACGCTATTAGACATCACGCCGCCGGTGGCAAATGTTTTCAAAGGTGCGGCGCTGTTGGGACCAGTCGCACCACCGGTGGCGGCGATACCCAAGCCAGGGAAAAACGCTTTGATTGCTTTGAAAATGGCAAATTTGATCAGCATCTTGCCCAGCTCTTGAAGCACTGATGCGGCAAATTCTTTAAATGCCGCCTTACCTGTTGAGGCAAAATCAACGATCGCATTAGTCAGGCCGTCGATGCCGTTCGTGGCAATGCCAGCAAGATTGGCACCTAGGTTAGTGGCCGAGTCGTAAGCATCTTTAAAAGTCTGCTTGAACTGTTCACCAAAACTTCTGTTGCTTTCTTCTTGTTTTTTAGTTGCTGCATCCAGTACACCAGCCCGCTCGCGCAGAAGCCTGATCTGCTCAGCAAGTGCCGGATTGGTTTGCGCCAGAATGTCGAGTTGCAACAAATTGATTTCGGCATTGAGTTTTTCCACCTCAGTCAGCTCAGCCTTGCCCAACTGCACCTCCTTGATCTTGGCGTCGTATTCCTCAAGGGTGGGGAGAAGATCTTTGAGCCCTTGTTGATAGCTTTTGTCTGCCAGGTCCACATTGACCCGTGATAACTGGTTGATCAAATCCTCGAACGGTTTAACTTCAAGCGAACCGCCGGCCTCGTTAACGTCGCGGACCAGCTGAATCACATCAAACGTAAGCTTCTTGATCAACCGTTTGTTTTCAGTAATTGCTTCATTGCGTTGCAAGAACAGTTGATCAGTCTTGCTTGCGCCAACACCTTCATACGTTGCCACAACGTCTGCGACGCTGTTGCGCAATTGATCCTGCAGACTGATTGCCTTCTGCGTCAGAGTGGCGCGTCGATCCTCAAGACGCTCTTGTTCTGCTGCTGCGCGCTTGGCTTCAGCGGCTGCCTTGCGTGCTGCGGCTGCGTTGCGCTCATCAATGGCGCTGGTATCCAACTCAATGTTGCGCCCGCCGGGGCGGCGTCCTGTGCCGGGTGTAGGAGAGTCGGTAAAGATCTTTTGAATCTCAGCAAAATCACGTTTGGCTTGTTCAATGCCAGAACCAACGCCATCACTGATTGCTTTGCCAGCGCCAGCAAAATCACCCTTCAAGGCTTTGCCTACTGCATCAAATGAAAAGACAATTGTCTTAATCCATTGATCTACCAACTTAATTGTTGCGTAAACAAACGTTGCCACAAGTCTTAAGCCTGTGGTAATTACACTAAATAATGCAGTCCAATCCTGCTCACTGTTAAACAAATCTCCAAACACTTCAAGAATTGATTGCAGTGCTGGCAGCAGCGCATCAGTTAACTCCAGCCCAAAGCCTTGCGTCTTAATGCCAAATTCTGTAATAGTGTCGTTAAAAAGATCAGATCGCGCTGCAAAGTCTTCGCCTATTTTGAAGGTGAACTTTTCCATGCTGGCCGCGCCTTCATTAAGGAGCGGAATTAGATCAGTACCGGACTTGCCAAATAGTGCCACCGCAGCAGCTGCTTTTTGCGCGCCGTCTGGCATGTCAGCAAAGCGATCAGCAATTTGCTTCAGCGCTTTATCGGCCGGGACCACCTGGCCGCTGGCATCCTTGACATCCACGCCAAGTCTTTTGAATTTGCTAGCCAGATCTTCATTGCCTTCGGCTGCTTTGACCAGGTTGACGTTGAGCTTGGTCAGTCCCTTGCCCAAGGTGCCCAGGTCCACGTCAGCCAACTTGGCCGCGTTGCCGATGCCGATCAGTTGATTGGCCGCGACACCAGTCTTTGCCTGCAGGTTGAACAGTTCATCGCCTGCATCAATCGACTTCTTCACAATTGCGCCTAAACCAGCTACCACCGCGCTGCCGGCAATTGCCGCACCAAAACCAGCTACGGCGCCTTTGAGGCTGTTGAAGCCCAGCGCAGCATTCTTGACCTGACCCTGTAGGCCCTGCATTGAGTTGCCCAACCGGCGGATATTGTTTTCGCCTTGAACGTCCGCCTTGATCCGAAGCATCGCATCCATGTTCATTGCCATGATCAGCTGCTCCGCTCGTTAATGATTGACAGCACTGCGGCCTCCATGATCTGCAGATCCTCCAGCAGCGCGCGTGGGTCTTTCACTGCATACAGTCTAAGCAACCACGCCAGCGGTCCATAGTCCAAACCAATAACGCCACCCATGGACGTTCGCCATTGCGTTTGCACGCGTAGAAACATTTCAATTGCTGGCCAGTTTTCTTCCCACACCTCAAAAGCCTCTACAGGTTGCTCCGGCAGTGCAATGCCGAATGCTGCAGCATCGGCTTGCGTGTCGTCCTTCACGCCGCCGCTGGCCCAATGCTCAGCGGCCTCGATCAGTTTTTTCGCTTAGCTCCTTTAATACTGTCCATGTAAGCCTTCAGGATCGACACAGCCAACAACGGCACCTCAAGCACCTGCTCCAATGCTTTCTGGCTAAATGGGATTTCTTTTCCGTCGTCGCTCGTCACACCTGACCAACCAACGAGCACGTCACCGGCAATTTCAGTTACGCGCTCTAGGTCGCCAAGATCTTCAAGTCGCTGCAATTCGGCCACCATTGGTCCGACCTTGCTTTGCGGCAAGCGCTTGAACTCGCCATCAAATGTCTGGCGCTCATGCCGGCCGCCATCAACGGGAACGTCGAAGGTGACCGGCCAGCTGTAGGTGTCGGATTGCTTTAGGACAAATGTCATGCAGTGGCTCGAGATCAGGTGTAGGCAAGGCTCAGTTCGTTATTGCCAGCGCTGGTAGGCGTGGCAATGAACGGCAGGTTCAGCATTTGAATCCCATCCATGTCGGAATAGGTAGGGCTGTTGATGTCGGACTGAGCTGCAGTGAATGTTACGCGATTGCCGGCCGTTGTGCCATGCAGGAAGCTAATGGAGCCGGTGCTGGAACCGTTAGCAATGGTGAAAAAATCCTTTGTCGCAATCAAAGGCGCTTCGATCACGCACGTGCCAGCCGGAACCCGATCGGTGATGATCACCTCCTTGGTGCAACCGACCAGCTCGCGATAGATCACCGAGTTGGCAATGTCAAAGCTCAGGCTTTGCAGGCACCCGCTGTAGGTGAAAATTGAGAAGCTGCTGGTGTTGCCGTTCTTGAAAATAAGCGGAGAAGCCTGGTTGCTGTAGGTCGGGCTAGGTGCCGTCTCGTCAGTCGGCGCGTTATAGATACCGGTCATCGTGAAACTGATAAACGGGATCTGGCCTACCTCGGCAGACAAGCTGAAGGTGCCGCGGCAACCGGTGACCTTGTGACGGATGCCGTCGTTGAAAAAATAGATGGTGGTGCTCTCGAACCCGCTGCTCTCGGGTGCGTAGGTGACGCTTGTCCCGGCGCTGATTGTTTCGCTTAGGCCGCAGCTGCGCAGCACCGGACCATAGGCCGGAGCAGTGCCAGCTGTGCCGGAGCCGGCCAACTCAACCTCAAAGGTCACCTCAACGCGGGTCTGCGCAAGCAGCTGCTCAGATTGGCCCAAGTACGGACGCACCAAGTTGCGGCTGACGGTTTCAGCCTGCAACGGGGTGATTTCTAAGTTGCGCACCAAGATGGCTTCAGCACCTGTCGGCACCGGATCGGTGCCATAGGTAGCTTCAATCTCCGCCAAGATCAGGCGCTTCCGTGTGTAGAGGGGCATCGTCAGTTACCTCTGATTTGGGGGGGGAAGCCGGCTGTGTCCGCTGAATTAGCTTTCGCTTGCCGGTCTTTTTATCGACCAGATAGCTCCCGCCCTGGCCGTGATACTCGTCCATCGTAGCTATTACCCTGTTGTGAGGTTAGCGTTGGCAGTCCGGTAACGGACCAAATAGTCGCAACTGATCACGCCAGCTGGCTGATCCGCGTCGACCATCTCAAAGTTCACTGCAACAGGCCGGACATCCATCGCCACGCCACCAAGGGTAAGGTCGGCCATAATCTTGCTGTGCAGGCTCTCGACGATTGGATCAGCCAACTGATCGGGAATGTTGCCGCGCACAATCACCGCCACTCGGACCGTAAGGCTCCAGTCGAGAGTTGGCAGGCTGGTGTTCTGTTCAGCCGTATCGCTTACAGGCTCCACCACGATTGCCGGGCTTTCTGCCCGCGCCATCGGTTCGACCCTGCTTCGATAAATCCGCGTGCTGACTCCTGTGGTGTCCGTTAGCGCGGTGCGGATCGCCGCCAAGATGGTTTCGCGACGGGTTGTCATGGTCAGGCGCTTGCGACTTGAACAACAGTGCAGATGATGCCAGGGATTTTGGGGTGAGCAAAAGGGCTTGTTTGAGCTGCCTCAGCGTGAATGTAGGCCGCGACGTTGCTGGTTGCCCACATCAGCTCGAGGTAGTCGTTGGTCGTCAAGCCCAGCACGAAGTTGACGCAGCCGATCACATTGCCATCAACGCTGCCATGCCGGGCAATGATGCTGAATCGGCTGTCACTGGCGGGCACATCGACTCCGTTCTTGCGCAACCAAATGTTGGTGTCGTGAATTGAGTTGTCGGTGTTGCTGAATTGGATTGAGAACGTAATGCTGTAAATGCCCGGATGGTCAATCGTCAAGCGTGTATCTGAGATGACTTTTGTGCCACGGCTTGCCGTATCAACCTGGCGCAGCTTGATGCCATAAGCCGTATTCGCGAGCGCCGCCACCTGCGACGTCTCATCCCAGAACGAGCCCCAATATCCAGGATTCCCGAAGTAAGGCAGGCCAGACCATACGGTCTTGCCGTCGCCGATCTTCAGGTTTTCTGTATCGTTTTCAATGCCAGGTTCACCTGCCAACA